AGGAGGGAGACATCCGTAACGCTCCCTTCAGGACAAACAACTTCGACGCGGTGCTCTGCACCGCCGTCCTCAAGCACATCCCCGGCTGGGGAGACCGCAAGGCGATGCAAGAGATGGTGCGCATCACCAGGCCAGGGGGCCTCATCGCCGTGAGTTTTGACTTCTCCGAGAAGTATTGGCCCTTCGGCAACGCCATCACTGGGAAACGCATCTACGACGTGGAAACGGTCATGAGCCGTCTGGTGAGGCCGGTGAGTAAGTTAGCGGAGGTGGCCGAGCCCCTGATCCTCAGCAGGGTAGACTGGAATGACTGGCCCATCAAGCAACAGTCCACCAAGGTCTACGAGACGGGGGTAAACGTGCAAGTGGCTTTCCTGCTGTTCAGGAAGAAGGGCGGGAAGGATGAAAAAGTGGTGGAAGAGACTGAAGCTGAGATGGTCCCTGTTCAGGGATGAGGCCAAGATCGTCCTTTGCTCGCTACGCAAACTCCACAAATGGGATGATCTCGGAGGACTTCCCGACAAAACCCATCTTTGGCAATGCCAGAGGTGCTTCAAGTCCATCACTCTTCCAGAAGGGAAGAATCCATGACGGAATACGTCACCTTGGCCCTGCGGAGCTATAACCGGCTACCGATCTTGAGAGCCAGCCTTGAGAGCCTGTGGGCCAACACGGACTATCCCTATGAGCTCATCGTCCATGACGACGGCTCACGGGGGGACGCGGTGGAGTACCTTCAGGAGATGCAGGCCCAAGGGAAGATTCAGGTCCTCATCTTAAATCGGGAGGGACATAACATCGGCATGGGTCTGGCCACAGACCGCGCCGTGCGCTGCGGGACGGGAGATTACATCGTCGAGTTGGATGGCGATGAGCAGTTCTCACCCTCTTGGCTGACGCGGGCCGTCTTGGCCATGAAATACTTTCCGGAGATCGGCATCCTGCACCTCACCCAACGATGCGTCACCCATGACCGTGACAAACCCACTGAGTACATCACCTATGATGAATGGGACCGCTATGTGCTCCACGAGGAGGAGCGCAACGGCATCAAGATCGCTGTGGTCTGGATGGCGGACGGGGGGGGCTTCTCGTTCACCAGGGAGACGTTCGAGAGAGCCAAGGGTTGGTACTTGGGCTATAGACTGGGGGGTGATGAAGACATGTTCTTTCGCTTCCGCGTCTGCCCGATGGCCCGTTACTTGGCAGGATACATCAAGGAACTGCCACCGCCGGAGTCGAATGCCGAGCACTGGGAGAAGTACAAGGATACGCCGTGGATGGCCCTGCTCGATCCCCCGCCCATTTCCCCCCATTGGGGAGAGGCCAGAACGGAGCGTGGCGAGAGCTTCAAGACCTTGGTGAAGCAACCACCCACCCAGGGTAGGCCCTATGATGAGACCTTCCATGAAGAGATGATTGCAGCGGCGATTGAGGCGGGCAAGAAGTCCAGAGGCCACTACTTCGGCCCCTGCCCCTACAAGTTCATTCACCCACAGGAGAAAAAGCCATGAGGATAGCCCTGGTGTGGAATACAGGGTCCCCAAGGGAATGGGATGATAGGGACTTGGAAAGGGGCGTGGGGGGTAGTCAGGCGATGATGATCCTCTACGCCCGCCAACTTGTCTTGATGGGCCATGAGGTCACGTGCCATACGCCCTTTCCCCCCTTCGGCAAGACCAGGATTTTTCATGGGGTGCAGTGGGCCTCGGTCTTGGTGAACGGTTGGCGGCACGGTGGCTATGATGTGGTGATCTCCTTACGCAATCCCTACAACCTTCTGGAGACCCAGGCCCCCGTGCGGGCGTTCTTGGCCAACGACCAGGATTGCCCCACACTGCCCTTTATAGTGAATCCGGGGGACTGCAACCTCATCATCACCATCTCCGAACACCAGACCCAAAGATACCAGAGACTTTACCCCGATATAGCAGAAGAGCTATATCTCACCTCATCGGCGGGAGTGGAATACAAGGCATATGAGACAGAAGACCTCAAGATGCCACAGATGTGCATCTACTGTTCGACCCCTGAGCGTGGGTTGGCGCATCTTGAAAGGCTCTGGCCGCGCATCTTGGAGAGGGTCCCAGAGGCCCTGTTGGTGGTTACGGGGGGCTTCGGTCTCTACGGATGGCCGAAGGCGGAAGTGGAGAAGCACCAGGGGGACCTGATGCGTCGCATAGCGGCCATGCCCCAGGCCACAATGAAGCTGAACGTCCCACGGAAGACTTTGCAGGCATGGCAGAAACAGGCCAGCTTGATGCTCTACCCCAGCACCTACGATGAGATGTGCTGCATCTCGGCCCTGGAATGCGCCGCAGCCAGATGCGCCATCATCACCACGAACCGGGCCGCGCTGTCTGAGCGGGTCATAGAGGGCGAAACGGGCTACCTGATCGACGGAGAACCCGGAGCATACCACTATGACCGCCAGTTTGTCCTCTTAGCCGAAAAATTGTTGACGGATCACGAATTGTGTGCTAAAATGGGGCTTAGGGGACACGTACTAGCAGAGCAGTACGCTTATTCGCGTTTGGCCCAAATCTGGGTGGAGCGATTCACTCAGATCAAGGAGAAGGATGCTAGTAGTCCACGAGAATACGCGGCGCAGTCCCCTATCGAGAGCCATCTCCGCCATCGGCAAGAGACTGGCTAAGGCGGATTGGCCCCAAGAGCCCGAGCCAAAAGAAACCTCGGTTACGGGCGTAGCGAGTACCGACGCAGGTCCTCTTTCCTTGCTTTTCCCCGAGATGTCCACTAAGCGCATCGATGTCTATGAGGACATGGACGAGATCGACGACACCATGACCGAGGGCGAGCGGGCCCTAGACATCCTTGCCGATAACGCGGTAAACTCAGAGGACGGCGGCATCTCCTACTTCACCGTGAGCTACGACGGCAAGGCATCACGGCAGGCGCGCAACATCATCGAGGAGTTCATCGAGCGCATCGACCTTCGCCAGAACATCTATTCCATCACCCGCGACACCATCAAGTACGGGGACAACTTTCAACAGGTCGTCGTGGGGGATGATAACCGCATCTATCGCCTCATCTATATGCCCCCCGACTCCATGCGGCGCAATGAGGATGAGTACGGCCAACTGATGACCGGCGAGGAGCGGGGCAAGTGGGCCTTCGAGCAATATGACCCAGGGACCACGAACCTCATCGCCGGCTTTCTCCCCTGGCAGATCATCCACATCAGGTGGAATCGCCCCGAGAAGAGCAAGTATGGGCGGCCCCTCTTGATGGCCGCTAGGCCAGCCTGGAAGAAGCTCATTGCGATGGAGGAATCGCTAGTCATCAACTGGCTGACCAGGGCCTTCACCCGTTTGCTGTTCAAGCTGGACGTGACGGGGAAGACGGAGAAGGAGGCCCAACTTTACATCAAGACCTTCATGAAGGAGCTAACCACCAGGTCCCTGACGGCCAAGACCAAGGGCTTCCTGCACATGGTCGTCGCCAAGGACATCGCTATCGGCCAGCAACGCAACTCTTTTGGCGGGCGGTGGGAGGAGTCCCTCAACGATGTCAAGGTCTTGGACACGACCAACACGGGCTTCACGAACATCACCGCCATCGAATACTTCAGGGATAAGTTCGTCAGCGGCACGGGAGTCCCTCGCGCCCACCTGGGGCTGGAGAAGGACATCAACGCCAAGGCCACCTTGGAGTGGCAGGACAGGCGTTTCAGCCGCACCGTGCGGCGTATCCAGTCTCTTATGAGCGAGTTCATCATCTATCTCATTCGCATGGAACTGGCCCTGCGGGGCCTCGATTGGCGCAAGGTGAAGCCGAATATCCGCTGGGAGAACCCGGCCACAACGGATGAGTTTACCGATAGCCAGACCTTCCTGAACAACACAATGGCCGCGCAGACGATGGACGCCCTGGGAATCTTTGATCCCCAGTGGTTCCTGAAGAAGCGGCTCAAACTCTCCCCAGAGGAGATCGAGAACTATAAACCGCGTGCTTCCCCCAAGCAGCCTGAGCCGGTTTCCAGGCCCCCGGCTCAGGCTGCCCCTCCCGATGAGGAAGAGCCAGAGGAGGAGCCGGCGCGGGGTAACAAGCGAAAGAGAGGGAAGTAGATATGCCGTATACGAAAGGGACAATGCCCGATCCGCTCAAGGACAAGGGCATCCCGCAGAAGTATGCCAACATCTTCATCAATGTCTTCAACTCGGTCATGGACCGGGGGGGAGATGAGAGCTCCGCCTATCGCCAGGCTTACGGGGTGATGATTAAAGAACTCCGCAAGGCGGGTTATAGGCAGGGCCGGGACAAGAAGTGGCACAAGAGCAAGACCAAGGAGAGTATGACCGAGGCGGACATCATCTATGCCCTGCCCCTGGCCCCTACGCGCTCTAAGATCGTCATCTGTGAGGGGCAGACCCTAGAGGGGTCCTTGGCCCAGGGGTTGCGCTTCAAGGGCGTATCCCTGGTGGACTATGCGATTTCCCAACAGGGGACCTTCTGGCAGCGGTACTACTCGCCCGAGTTCAATGACCGGGCCATGTCGCGCACCAAGGACTTCATGGGTCTCGGTCACACGGTCACGATCTACAACACCCACGGGGCCGCCTTTGGCGGCTTCTTTAGCCTACCCTCAGAGAGCCCCATCGGTAAGATCGCCAAAGTCTGGCGCGAGGCTGACGAGATTCAGTATGAGGGATTCATCTCCCCTACAGCGAAGGGGAGAGACCAAATCCAACTGATCTTCGACGGCATCGTTGGTGAGACTTCGGTGAGGATTGCCGATCCAAAATATGAAACCCGTCGGTTACAAGACCCAGAGCCAGGTAAGGAGGAGGAAACACCAGAGGAATATATCGATGAGTTGCTTGACGGCTTTATCATCGGGATAGACTTCTGTGATGAGGCCGGTATCCCCGGAGCGGGGATGACAGGAGTTTTGGAATCGGCCCCTCACTGGGCCGCAGAACAAGAGTCGGACTCATCCGACTCAACAGAGGAGGACGAAAACATGGAATGGGACAAGGTGACACTTGAGGAGTTGAAGGCCAAGGTCCCTGATCTCCTAAATGCTCACGTGACTGCCTTGCTTGAGGCGGCCAATGCACAGATCACCCAACTGAAGGCGCAGGTTGCCGAGGTGGGGACGACCAAGACCGATCTGACGGCGGCTCAGGCGCAGGTGACGCAGTTGACCACGAGCCTTGAGGCCGCGACGACCAAGATCGCGGGCCTGGAGGCCGAGGCGAAGCTGCGACAGGCAGCGGAGACCCCCTTGGGCAAGACCATCTATGCGGAGTTGGCCAAGCGGAATCCCAAGCCGGAGGAGCTTGAGGTCGTGCTGAAGGAAGCCCGCGAGGCGGCTCTGACGCAATTGGCTTTGGAGATTCAGGGCGAAGGCGGTGGTGGCAAGGGCTCGGCCAAGGGCAAGACGGCCCCTGGCGAGGGGCAGTCCGATGTGGGGGACCCTAATAGCCACATGGAGGACGTGCCGGAGGGATTCACGGAGCAAGAGGCGGAGGAACTTTACCGTCATTCCGCCCGGTAGTCCCCAAGTATTAGACTCACCTACCAAGTGTAGGAAGAGATCTTGGGTCGTCTTTAGCGGCCCTTGGCACTGGAATAACAAAACCCTATAGAAATCAAAAGGAGTAGTAGGAAAATGGACCAGTTTTTGCAAGAGGCACTGGCCACTATCTACGATAAGGAGTGGCGGTCTTTGGCCGATGAACAGAGGGCTGAGGTCGCACGACTCGTCGGGAAGTGGTCTTGGTATCTTGGCGAGGGCACGAAGGAACATCCCTTGAAGCCCATCCCGGCCAAGATGTGGCCCATGATGGCCATGATGTTCGAGAATCAGACGAAGTTCAACCCCCCGCCTCGCAGCATGTTCGAGGCCACGGTGAAATCGGACATCAGTTTGCCGGTGAAGTACACCCTGCCCGTCATCAGAGCAGTGTGGCCGGCGCTGATTATGAACCGCATCGCGGGTGTGCAGCCCATGCCGGCTACTTCGGGTGGCACGATGTCGGTCTTCTGGAAGCACACCTATCGTGAGGACGTGACGCCGGAGACCAACGTGACCTTGGCCGACTCGGACTATGCCGTGGGCGTGGAGAACTCCGTCCCCAAGCGGCTGCGGATGGAGATCACCTCCCAGTCGGTGTCCGCGCTGAAGCGCATCCTCAATGCCACCTGGTCTACTGAGGTGCAAGAGGACGCGATGGGCGCTCTGGGTATCGACGTGGGGCAGGAGCTACTGGATGATATGGGCCAGGAAATCCTGCGCGAGTTGGAGCAGATCGTCATCGGCGAGATTTGGGCCGGCGCATCCGCAGGCAACGTGACTTGGGATGATGCACTTCCGGGTGGGGCTACCTATAGCCTGACGGATCACTATCAGACCTTGTTCCATGCCCTGGTGGACGCGGACAACCTGCTCTACGCGCAGCGTTATCGCCGAGCGGATTACGTCCTCTGCGGAGCCACACTCGCTGGGTATCTGGACAAGGCCAAGATGTGGAGCT